GAATCATCTGTTTATAATCTATTTCACTAGAATATGTAGCATTTTCATTTAATACAGGTGAAACTATGTTAAATACCATTTCTTTATCTTCTTTTGATAAAATATTTGGTAGAAATGGGGTAAAATATGCTTTTCCTTTTTTAGCTGCTGCTCTAGCGTTTCTACCTCTCATACCTTCATCTTGTGTAGTAACAACTTTTAAATCTAAATTATTATACTTTTCAGGATTTTTCTTTAAAGCTTTTGCTCTATCTATAATATCTCTTTCATCATCATCAGCTCCTTCTCTTTTACCTATTATCCAGTAGATAATATCTTGAGGATTATTTTTAGCAAAGCTATAAATATCACCAATAGGCATTTTTGAAGGTTGTATTTTAACTTTAGGTGGTAAATAATTCTGATATATTTCCCAAATTAAAATAGCTTCTGCTTGAGATATACCATTTCTTTCACCACTACCTACTAATATTATTAATTCATCAATTTCAGGGTATTGTTTTAAAGCTTCATCTACTACTTCAAAATGTCCCCCTATAGGTGGTTTAAAACCCCCACCATATAAAGCAACTATTTTATTTTTATTTTCGGGCAATAACCCTTCTAATAATGATTTTGTTAATTTATTCATTAAGCTAAAAATTGTTTTAATCTCATTTGTGCTTCTTCTTTAGACATAGTGTATTCAATTACATCCTGTAAAAATTCATCACTTAACATATCTTGAATTTCAGCATTTAATTCTGCTTTTTGAATTTTAGATTTTTCTATTTGTGATGGGGTTTTAGGTTTTGTATTTTCTGGTTTAAATGGGTCAAGGTATTTTTTTATAATCTTATCTATATCTTGCATTCTATCATCTAATGTGTTAGCTACTGCTACAAAATTATTTCCAAATAAATTAGCGTATTTAGGTAAATTATCTGTTACACTTTTCCAAGTACGCATTACAATTGCAGGAGCTAAACTTCTATCTTCCCCTCCTGATTTTGTGTATCTATCTTGATTTTGGCTTAGTGAACGTTGTAAATCAGTATACACATATAGCATAAACACTTCATATCCAGCTTCTTCTAATTCATTTTTTAATTTAACAGTATTATTAAATGAAGCTGCTGTACCATCTAATATAAATGATTCTTTACCTTCAATAGTAGCAGCTATATCACCTTTAAAATTTTTATTAGCTTGAGCCATTGATTTAGCTTGTTGACTTCTTTCTTCAGGTGTAGCATTTTTTAAATCTAATGATACATTAGCTTGTTTTAACATATCAACAAAAATATTATCAATATTCATTATTTTTAAACCACCTAAGTCTAAACCTTTTAATATATATCCTTTACCAGCTCCAGGAGCTCCTGCTAAAATTATAGCTTTAGGCGCATCTGTAGCCTCTTTTAATAGCCTACCTTCTGCTACATATTTTTTATAATTAAAGTCGTCCATAGTATTTTGTTATAAATATTATAACTTTCTTTTAGCTGTAGTTTTAAATTCTGTAAATGTAGGAGAATGTCTAGGAAATTCTAAATCAAATAATTTTTTAACAGTATTAAAAATATCTATATTTTCACCTTGTGTACGTTTTGACTCATGCATTTCCCAACCTTTACCTTTTAAACGTTTACCTTCTTTATCTTTACCTCTAGATTTAGATTTTAACCATAATACTCCTACTCTATCTACAGTTTTACCATAACATTCTTCATAACATTGAGCATAAATAGCTCCTTGTAAGTCATGAGTTATTTGTAGGTTATTTGATGTTTTAAAATCAATAATCCACATTTCTGTTTTACCATCTATTTCTATTTCACATACTAAATCACAAGTACCTGCTACTTTAATTTTATCTGAAAATAAATGTACTTCTGCTTCAACTAATGTAGGATTATATTCTTCCCAAAAATCAACAAATTTTAAAAACATTTGCCAAACATCAGGATTATATACAGGTATACCATTAGATAAAAAATTTAATTCTTTACCATTAAGATAATCTTCAATCATTTCGTGTACTTGAGTACCTTCTTCAGCTGCTTTTTTAACAATCCAATCAGCACTAAAACCTACTTTCTTTAACCAATCTTGAAAATGTTTTCCTTTAGGATAACAACTTAAAACATACGTTATTGAAGGATAATATTTACCATTTCTACGATAATATCTTGCATCGGGGAGTGTGATTTGTTTTGAATCTTCACTAATTTCTAAAATTCTATTATAAGACTTTTTTATATTTCTTTTTTTCATATTGATTGTAATTTCCTTTCCATTAATTGGTAGGAGGTTAAGGGGAATGTATTTTGGATTAATGTTGTAAAATCATAAAACCCCATTTCACTAGGATCTTTTTCTTTAAGATCTATTAAATAAACTTCTTTTCCTTCATTTATAAATTCTTCTGCAAATTTAATTGCTTGTTTCATAGCGTCTGTATCTAATGCTATGTATATTTTTTTAATTGTTGATGTAACTATTTTTTTCCTTAATTCAGATTGTATGTTTTTACCTAATAAAGGAATAGCATTGCGTTTTATGGCAATAGCATCAAACATACCTTCACATATAACTAAGGGTAAAGACCAATTAATTAAATGTTCATTTGGTATTATATTTCTTGATGCTTCTGGGTTTTTATATTTTATATAAGGATCTTTTTCAAATGACCTTCCTGTAAAATAATTTAAATTACCATTTTTATCATAAGAAGGAATAATAACCATTTTAGCATATCTACCATATTCACAATATCCTATATTATATTTTTCAATATCTTTAATAGTTATACCTCTATTCTTTAAATAAACCCATGCCTGTCTTTCTATTATATTTTTACTATTATTAATTATAGGGATAAATTCATCTGGTAGTTTTAAATCGTATTTAATTACTTCTATATCTTTAACTTGATAGCCCGTCTTTACTAATGACTTTAATTCTGAAAAATGTTCGGGTAATGCTTTTACCTTTTTAAATAAAGTATTTAAGTATTTTCCTTTTTCATTACAAACCCAACAATGCCAAGGATGATATCCTTTTTTATTATCTGTAAAATTAATTTCTAATTTAGGTTTAGAATGATTACATAAGGGACAATGAAATGCTCTATTACCCCGAGCAGTCATTTTTCCATCTCCTAATACTCTACTTACTAAGCTTACTAGTAGTTCATTTATCATATAGGAAATGTACGAATATTATTTTATATCTCCAAAGTCACGTGAAAAAAATTTACCTAATATATTATCATTAATATGAGTACTATGTTTATCTTCTAATACTTCATTTTTAAATAAATGTTTAGTCTCATAGTATGTTAATAGTTTTTTAGAAGGAACAAATTCTAATATACGTTTTTCCCAATTTTCACCTGCATTATCTTGTTGGGATAATGTAATTATTTCTTTTTGAGATCCAAAATAATCTTTCCAATCTGATTCTGTTATAGTTTTTTGTTTTAAAGGAGTGCGTCCTTTAAGACCTTGTTTAGATCTTTCTTCTTTTAAAGCTTGTAAAGCCTTTTTACCTAGTTTTTTATTTCTCTCAAAATATAAAACTTTTTTACCTATATATCTTGTATCTGTAGGTTTATGTTTAACTTCATATATAAACCCATAAGTTCCTTTAGGCATATCTTTTATTGATGTTATAACCCTTCCCTGGTATATCCAGGTAGCGGCTGTTGGCATATTTGTCATTTAAAGTTATTAATAAGGTTAAATTGAGTCAAATGATACTTGAATTTCTAAGTCAGAATTCATTGGAACTTTAGTAGGAACCGATAATTTTCCAATAGCTAATAAATTTTGTTCATTATCATATAACCCTACAGTTGTAATATAAGGACTAAAATATGATCCTGTTGCAAAATCTTTATAAACATTATTAGTTCCTAAAGGAACATTTGCTTGGCTACCCGATAATAATGATGGGTTTAATGAATAACCAAATTCATTTTCTCTTACAGTACATTTGTATTGATGTTCATATAAGGTAACTGATGATGAAAATCCTACAGTAAGATATTGTAATTGGTTAGCTCCAGAAAAACCATTTTGTCCTCCTAACACTGAATTTCCTATTCCAGCAACAACAGCAAGTGAAGAATAAGGATTACCTGCAGATTTACTTATAGGAGTTAAAACTATATTCCCATGTTCATAAGCTACATTACCACAATATTCATTTTTAATATTTACCGCACCACCCGTTCCTGAATAAAGCATATTTCCTTCTTTATCATCATGGATTGTATATGTTGTTGGACCTCCATTAGGTATGTATTCTATACCTATACTTTGGGGTTCAATATTACTACCCCATAATTTTGAAGGGATTGAAAATAATGTTACAAAATTATTATTAGAAGCACCTGCTACAGTTACCTCTTCTCCTAATAATGCTGTTCTAGTTTGAGTAATAGTACTTGATAGATAATTATCATATTGAGGACTTTTTGCTGCTCCAATAGGCATATTATTTGATCCTTCAATACCTAAATTAAGATTGTTATATCCAGCAAATGTATTATTTTGAGGACCAGATAAACCATATAGTAAACTTGAAGTAGCAACTAAACTACCAGATTCACTTCCAAAATAATTAGAATAATAAAGTTGCATTACACTTGAATAAACAGAATTAGTATTCAATTTATTTACAAATCCTGTAAAATTTTGAGAACCCGAAATAGTAGATCCATAAGCTGAACCATATAAAGTATTTTGTGTAGTTTCAAATATTAATTTATTAGCTGGGGGTTGAGTACCAAAATAAACTTCAATTCCTACATTAGATGCCGTCATAGCATTTCCTGTAAAGCTAAATCCTTTATTAGCTGAAAAGGGGGTTATTACAATGTCTTTTGTTGTAAATTGTTTGTACGCTGACATACATTTTAGTAATCTAATTTAACTCTAACAAGTAGTTCTTTTGTAAAATCTTTAGCTAAGGGTCTGCTTAATTTTGCTATAGCACACAATTCATTTGAATCATTATATAAACCTACACTTGTAATAAATGTTTGTGGATTATTTTGCATTTGAGGCCATAATAATTGTCCTGTTGAACCTGAAACAAATGATGGATTTGAAGAATAATTAAAATCTGCATTTTGAGCTCTTACAAAATAAAAATCAGATGCTAATGTTTCTTGAGAATTTAATCTAAAAGTATTTCCAGCAAATACACTTTGAGATATAGCTCCATATAGTTTAGACATATTAGCATCATTTTGATTTGAGTTTCGTGCTGTACCTAAACTAATACCTCCATCAGTTCCAAAAGGTTGATCGCCATCTAATGCTGCTGCATTTAATAATATTAATCCTACATCTGGTAAAAATAAACCATATGATCCTGAAGCTGGTGTATAACCATTAGCATTTAAACCTGTATAAACTGTTCCTTCTGATCCTGAAACTACTTGGTAAACTCTTCCAGCATTTCCAAAAACATTACCAGTACTTATATTACTATTATCTGTTAAGCTTAATGTTACACCTGCTCCTGCTCCAGCACCACCTGATGATCCTGATAAAGATAAAGCCATTGTACCTAATGCTAATGATTCTTTGTATCTTGCTCTTTCAAGTGATATAGCGTAAAAATATGAGGATGAATAATTTCCAAATATAAAAGGTTCTGTATCATCCCCTAAAGCTATATTTTGATATTGACCAAATATAGTAGATGAAGGTGATTTACCAGGAACTAAAGAATTATAAAGTAAACTACCACTACCTACTTCATCACCATAAGCTATATCAAATTGAACTGCTGCTGTAGTTTCTGTAGATGCTGTTTGGTAAACATGAAGATAGTATTGTCCTGAATTAGATGAGTTTTGTACTGATGAAGTATAAGCTTCAGTTAATCGAGGTTCATTTCCACTCCATAAAGTTCCTGTTGTAGAATCTATACTATTAATTATGTCACCTGCACCAAATGTTGTAAAAGCTCCGTTAGCCATGTTTTTTTTTGTTTTAAATTTTTATTGCATTCCTGCTGATTTTCTTAACTCAAATGGAACCTGTAATCTTGCTCCTGTATTTCTACCTACAACTGTTAAAGTTGCATATAATGTATCTAAAGAACCAAATATATTAATTGAGGTAGCAGTAATTGTAAAGTTAGTTCCTGTTACTGTTTTAGAAACATTAGTACCTAAAGTTGTTTGTTGGTTTAATACTTCATTTGAATTAGCTCCTCCACCTGTAATGTTAGCATAAGTAATATTTGACATAGTTACAGTATAACCATCTGCTTCTGACTCTACACCTGTAAATGTTTGGGTTTGTGGTGTAAATGATGGTGCTAAAGTTTCTCCTGTTACTAATTGGATAACTGATGGTGCTATAATAGTAGGCATAACTGCAGTTGAACGAGGTAAAGTAACTAATTTATACTTCATCGTTTGTAATTCATTAGGAAATGCCTCTAATACAGGCATATTTTCAATTGCTTCCCCATAATAAGCTGATCCTGAAGGATGATTTGGATTATATAAAGAATAATCTACTTCATCATCTGCTAATGAAAATTGTGTTACATTAAAAGCATTACCACCTTGAGCTAATAATTCTCTTCCTTTTTTTGTTAAAATAGCATCTACTGTTACTACTTGATTATTTAAATATCCCATTTTTTATTAGTATTTTATTATAAATATATGTATTTTTTGTTTCTAATCCAAATTATACTAAGCACTCGAACCTCCTAAATTGTCAGGACTGTCTTGTGTAAATACATTTTCAGATTTTAATTTATTAATTATTTTTTGAACATTTCTTTGTTGTATTTCAGTTATATCATTTGGTATTAAATAACCATCACCAGATAACGTTAAAGCACCTGCTGATCCTGATGGTTGGTTTACATTTAATATAACTCTATCATCCGCTTCAACTCTTTTTCTTAAAGTCATAGCAAATATTCTTCCTGATGGAATTGGAATATCTAAATCATTTGGGTTTGGAGTAACTACTACTCTATCAAAAAGATATCCTGGGTCTATTGGTAATCCCTGACTTGTATTGTGATTGACCCCATTTATATCAAGAACAGGTGAAACAAAACCTACTTTTTTCATTTCAGTAGCTTGTGAAGTTGTATCACCAGCTTGCATAGTATAATTTGTTCCAAAGACTAAATTAGTATCATCAACATACTGACTATGATTATCTCCATTTAAAGACATTGTAACTCCTATTATTCCTGTACCATTAACTTCATTATATGAATTAACCCCTGTTATAGACCCAGATGAATTATATATTGTTCCCCCACCAGTATGAATACCTAAAGAATAAATATCACCATTATTCATTGCTACCTTATATTTATTTAACATAGAACCAAAATTATAATAACCACTTTTAGGGAAATTAGATAAATATGGCCTTTTTGGTAATACATTTCCTGATGTATTTGCTCCTACAACGGCTACTGAAAATGAAACAGCTGTTTGGGCATCAAAATCAGCTGCTTTAATAGGAAGAGTATAAATTGCAGGAGCACATTGGTCATAACTTAAAACTGTAAAATCTTGGAAGGTTTTATTTAAAGTACCTTGGTTATTTTCATTTACATAATAGGCATATGATACTCTAATTTCATCTCCTGGTTCTATTAATATTTTTTGGTCTTCAAAATCCCTATATTCTAAAACCATTGATCCTGATCTATTAAACCTATAATAATTTTGATTATTATTTACTTCTGTTGGTGTTAACACAGGCAAACTTCCAGGTCCAATTTCTAAACCATATGCTCCTATAATAGGTTTAGAACAAGGTAATATAGGAGCAACAATATCTCTTTGCTGTTCTAGGGGTTGGGGAGTTGCTGTGTTATTAGATGATGATATTAAAGGATTAATATCTCCTAATTTAAGCAAATTATTCCAAGAATTAAACACAGAAAGTGTTGTTCCTCTTACACCACGAATTCTATCACTTCCAGCTGAAGTTTGGGTATAAAACATTCCAGGGTATGTTGGAGCTAAAGGTCCTTTTAAGTTTAGAACCCCAATGTCTCTATTATTTTTATCTTTTCTACTTCCTGTATAAGCCATTACTACACCATTTGTTGCTCCAGTATAAAAAGTATTTTCAAAAGGATCAGTACTACCTCCTGTTATTGAAAATAAATTATTTTCAAAAGGTGTAAAGAAACTAGCTGAAGTTGTAAAAGGAATAAGACCCGAACCTACTCCATAATAAGATCCCGATAATAAAAGAGATTGTGAATTAGGAGTTGCCGCTATATTTGGATTTTCACCCCCTTGACCTGCTGTTTGAGATGATGTTGCTATACCGTAATTATACCAAATAGGTAAATCATAGTATTGAATAGTTGTTAAAATATCTAATTTTAATTCATTTGTTGAAAACATTTCAAAATTACTTCCTCCAGCATATATAGTATTAGAACCAATTCCTAAATTTGTATAATTAAGTATAGTACCACCAACATTATTAAAAGTTTTATTTGTTTGGTTATAAACAATTGTTGCTTCTCTTCCAGGCATAAAAGTAGAAGACATTGCTATTAAATTTTCATTACTACCATTTATTAAAGATGAAGTAATAATTGGGGATTGTTCATTTAATATTTCTTCAAAAGGAATTTGAATTAATTGATCAATATTAAAAGTAGTAGTACCAAAATATTCTTTACTTTCTAAAGATGATTTAAAGTGAGCAATATTAATTGGATTTCTACTAATTACTGCATTTTTACCATAGGAAGTGTCTCCTGTCCAACTACCAGTTTCACCATTTATATATTGAACTTTATTTTGAGTTAGTAAAAATGGAGGATTTGCTAATCCTGTAATTCCTGTATCTGTAGATCTTCCAATTGCTAAACTTTCAGAAGGTATTCCTGTGTAAAAATTATAGTCTGCACTTTCTAATAAACATCCTACATATCTTGGGTTTATTATTGCTTTTGTAGTATAATTACTATCAGGTACCTCTGAGTATTCTAATAAATTTTCATTGGTAGCCGTTCCTTCCCACCCTAATTGTGAAGCTGAAATAGTTAAGGCATAATCATTTGGGATTCCTTCTTTTAATTCAAAACCAGGTGATACAGGATCAAAATCTTGATCAAATAAGAAAGAATTTTTTCTACTACCACTTATATTATTAAGAAGTGGATTATATGGAGAAGCTTGGAATAGTTGACTTGCTGATGGTACTATAGTAAAAGCATCTCTTTCGTAAAAATGTTTAGGACCTAATTCACCTATAGGGGTTATTATAACATTTGTAATTATAATTGTGCAGGTTCCAGTAACACCAGTTGTTGAAAATAACCACCCCCCATTATCAAAACCTTCTCCTGATGGTTGATAAACAGTACCTGCTGCTATATTAGTTGGTATAAAATTAAAATTAAATGCACCAGACGCAACACCAGTATTTGTTGCTGTTGTTGCTCCATTTACATCTAGGGTTGTAAAAGCAAAATTTGGAGTAAAAAAAGCATAATCTATCATTGTAAGAGCAGGAGCGAAATTAACTGTACCCGAACCTAAGGCACCAACAATATTTACATTTGCTGAAAAGTTATACAGTTGACCAGGAACTAAATTTTGAAAAGAACCTGTATAATAATAGGTACCTGCAGTTAAAGAACTATCTACTTCAAAATTAATAGCGTTAGTTCCTGCAGTTATGCTAGCAAAATTACCTGAACCTCCACCCCCAGGTAGATTTACTCCACCACCATTAGAATAATTTACAGAAGGTGGTGACGGAAATATGTCTGGTGTTTGATCATTTCCATCAGCAAATATCCTATAAGGATTATATTGAGCAGGAACCATTGGTACATTACTACCACTATACTCACCATTATAAAATTCTTCTTGAGTATCTTTTACTTTATATTCGCCTGTAAAATCATCTATATACCAATTAACTTGTTGAGAGACTTTTGGTTCAGGTTTGTCAAAATTATTTCCTTCTCCAATTTCAAAAGAAAAACCATCTATTAAAATATTATTACCACCTGTATCTAAAACATCACATGCAATGTAAACATAAAGTCTTTCATCAGGATAAACATCTATGTAGTTTTCAGATAATAATGATGGGGGATTTTGTGCAGTTTGTGGTGGAAAAGTATTAGTAAATATTCCCCCTCTTTCACTTGAAGTTATTTGTATTGTAAATTCTACTCCAGGTGAAGCAGGTGCAACTGCAAGATAAGGATTAAATCTCATTTGAGATCTAAAAGCAACTGTAGATTCTAAATATATATCTCCATTAAAATCAACCGCTTGAAATATACTATTTTCGTTTTGTGTAGTAACATTAGTATCAGGAAATAAACTTACAAAGACATTTGGGGGAGCAGTAATTACATCAGAAGAGTCACTATAATAATAACTTCCTTCATTAGTTATAATATTATATTTATTAATACTTCCTCCTGCACTTCCTGTTAAGGAATACATTCCTATACTTGAAGTAATTAGAAGATTTTGTTGCGACATTATACTATTAAATCCTGTTTGAGTAGTAGCTCCAAAACTATTAGAGCCGGTTTCAGGCGTCTTAGCTACAGGAGTTTGTGTATGCATACCAATCACTGCATCAGTTTTATTTCGTTCTAATAGATGTTGTTTTACGATAATTCCTGTACTTAAACTAGTACGAGCAGGAACATAATTTTTAATTGCCTTAAATAGTGAGGTTTCATAAAATTTAATTAATCTATTATAATCATATTCTTTTTCTATTATAGTAGGTAATCCTGTATATCTAGGATCATTGATAGTAATACCTTGATATTTTTTAAAGTAATCATTTGCTATACGAGTTAATTCAGGATATCTATCTGAGCTTTCTGATATAAATCTTGGATCTGCTATTGCATCAGAAACTACCCCATGCCCAAACGTAGCAATTATATCATCATTTATTTCATTTTGGAATGAAAATCCAACTTCTAATGAATTTAAATCTTCTGTGTAACTAGCACTTTGTTCAAATTCTTGTTGTATACTTCTAAAAGGAGATAGTGTAGTACCATACTCATTACCATCAATTACTTGAATTTTATTTTTAATTCTGTTTCTAATACCAGCTGCTGGCTGGTCCATGTAATTTATTTGGGTATTAGGTTCTAAGTATGATGATGTTAATGATGTTGTATATGTACCATCACTTCCTGCGTAAACAATAGTATAACCACTTCCAGTATTATAACCAGTCATGTAAAGAAATGATGAAGTATATAATGTTCCTTTTTTATTAACTAAAGAAGGATGTAATGATCCTAAAGCACTTCCCCCAAATGATGGAAAGCTAATTATATCAGGTGTTCCCCCAAATTTAAAAATACCTACAGCCCCTCCATCCTCAACTGCACCTAAAGTAACCCCTGCAGAACCTGTAACATCAGTATATTCTAATTCATTTCCTAAAGGTAGTCTAAAAGATAATAAATCATAAGAACTACCCTCTCCAGTATTTGAATCTTCATGACCCTGAATGGATTCAGGATTCATTACATAATCATTAAATTGAGATGATGATAATGCTCTTCTATAATATCTAAATTCTTGAAATGATCCTGAAAATGAATCACCTAAACCTATACCAGCTGTACTACCAACTATAATTGATGTTGGTCCTATTAATTTATTATAGTCAGCAGTTGCAGACATATATCCCCCTAGCATAATACCTCTTGATGATGGAAGAGCTGCATCATTAGCAAATCTATTCCAGGCTTCATTAACCCCATTATTTCCAACGGTTGTAATTGTTGATACTCCTTGAAATCCTATTTGATTACCATCATAACCATCATATATGTTATTTGCTACTCTTAATTCAAACTCATTATTTGTATTATCTTGATTTGATGCTGATATGTGAGTTTTTCTTTGTAGTTGTACAGACCACCAATCATCATTAAAAAATGGTAATGATATAGGAGTTGATTCTCTATACCCACCAGCACCTGATGCAGATATTCTAAAAGATAAATTTCCATATTGGCTAGTTGTTGGTAAAACAGATCCCGAATATGATCCTGATTGTGATCCTGAGTAGTGTAATGTGATACCAAAATCGGAGAAACCACCACTATTACTACTATTTTTTACTAATAAAGATTGAGAAAAATTAGATGTTGCTGTTATAGGTTCTGCTGCTTTAAATCTAAATTGAATGCAATCAGGAACAGCTATATCAGGAACAGCTGCTGTTTCATAATAATTACCTGTTAAAGGTGTCCATGGAATTCTTATTGATCCACTAGGTGATAATGCTCCTTTTTTATAATCATAAGTAGTTAAAGCATTACTATAACGATTCATCCATAGATCATAATCATTTTTATCATCCTTATTTTTACCCCCAAATTCACTTATACGAAGCATTGTATTAGGAACTCCCCATATATTAATTAATTGTCTTAACCCCGTAACAGTTCCTTTTCTTTTTACTAAAGAAACCATATTATGGAAAATTCTTTTATAAATTTCTTGAGCTGCATTATTTAAGGGGTAAGGAAAAGAAGGATCTGATAATGCTATAACATATCCTAAAGTAGATTGATCTTGATCATAATAATTTATAACTGAGCCAGAAGCTATATCTATGTAACGATCAATATATTCTAAACCTGATCCTGTTGCAGGAAATACTCCTATCCCATTAACATTAAATCCTATAGAATTAAAGTCATTACCATATGTTTCAAAACCTAAAGATTCTATTACATCATCAGCCATACCTAAAGGTAAAACTGATCCTGTTAAGCCTGAATTTGTATTTCTAACTTGCTCAACAGCTTCAGTATAAAGATACATTTCATCAAAAGTTTGACCTGTCATGTTTACAAACTTAACATATTGGTTATTACTACTATTGTCAGTAATATATGGAGGTATTAAATAATATAAATAATCTTGATTATTTTCATCATATCTAGAAGCTGAATATATTTGATTCTTTCCTGTATTAAAATAAGTATTATCTTCATCTGTACTTCCAAACCAATTTAATACTGCTGAACTTGTTACAGAATAGTTTGTGTAAGGATATGTTGATGTATATTTAGGCCATGATTCAGATCCTGTTACGTAATATAAAAAATATTCATAACTATCAAATTTACTAATAATTTTATTAATATTATTGCTAACAGAATTATAACTAGAAGAATAATTTAAGGTAGCATTTGATGCTCCTGTTATAGTTTCAAGATTTGACAATTCTGCCTCATAATCTTCAATTAAAACCATCTTATCATAAAAATTATTTAATCTTTGTTCAGCAGATGAAAATTTTACAAATTCACTCCAATCTCCCCAATTTTTAGTTAAAAATACACCTTTTTGATCTTGTAAAGAGTTAAATTGATAATAAGATTGAGAACTATTTGTATTAACTAAATCTTTTAAAGATTTAAAATTAGTAGAATTATTAACTTTATCTTTAATATCTATATTATAATTAGGACCTTTTAATGAAAGTAAATTATCTATAAACTCCAAATTAGGGTTAAATTCTACTTCAAAAACTTGAGTTTCTCCTACTTTTGTAATTATTTGAAGTTCTTCTTCTAATTCAAAATCTGTAGGGAGAGGTTGATATAATTTAATTAATATTGAAGTTGTAGTAGTTTCAGAAGAAGTTTCTAATTGACTATTTATTCCTATAAAATTTCTATTACCTGTAAATGATAAATAAAACTCATCAACGTTTTGTCTAGCACTTAATTTATTTTTAAAATTATTATAATAAGTTTCTATCTGTTGAGATGTTAAAAAATTATTTTGAATTCTTAATTCTGTTCTATCCCCAGAAATTTCTTTAATAAAATAAGGATGACCCCTATAAGATATAACATCTTCAAATTCTATATCACTATTATCAGGTGTTGGTTGAGAATTTAAAAGTTCTGATCCTAATTCATAGTCTATAAAATTATAAACAGCATAAAATTTACCATTAGAATACCCTTGATTGTAAATATCTTCATTTGGAGACAATTCAAACTGATTATAAACAGAAGCAGTTGCTGGTGAAGTTGAAGTACCTAATTCAGGTAATAAAAATGATCCATTATTTGTATAATCTAAATTTGTATATAATATAGTTTTAGTATAATCATATATATAAAATTGAGTTTTACTTTTAAATTCAGTAAAGGATCCTGTTAGTTCTATTGACGGAACAATAGCATCTAAACTCAATTCAAATCCTTCTTGAAAAAAAGTTTCAGCATTTAATTGTATTAAAGATGAAGAAATTGGTATTGCCATTTATATTTATTTTTATCCTCTTGTGAAAACATCATTACTAACTGATGGAGTATTTGCTATTTGACTTCTACCATCAAACCCCACATCATTAGAATCAATTGCGTTATCTAAATTAGTAGCATCTTTAATTAACTGTAAATTTTCAGCTCTTAATTCAGCAATTTCATCTAATAAAGCCTGTATTTCATCACTAATAGTTGAAAAGTCAGCGTATTCAGCACTAGTTTTGGCAAGATACTGATGAGATTCTGTTACTCCAAGCTTAGGTATAATGTAAAAGAATTTTTCATAAAGATACCAAAAATCAGGTAATTCAGCTAAGTTTACATCAAAAAAAGAAGGATTTGGGGTATTTACTAATTGAGAAAAACTAGTATCTATAGTTTCATTAAATTTATCTCTATTAAATCTTTGGGCCTTTAATGTTATTTTTTTCATTATCCATTTATTACTTTAAACATTATATCTTCATCAAATACCTTAGTAGTACCATTAATAGTAGTTTTTAATAGAACAGTATAATATCTTTCTGGTTCTAATCCTCCCATGTAAATATCAAAATAACTTGAAGTTGTATCTGCACTTACTTTAGTATATTCACTATCAAAATTTATTACATATTCATTAGTTTCCGAATCTTTTATAGCATATTCTGCTTGTTTTGGTAAATAATAATTAGTTAAATAACCAGAAGCTGTTTGGAATATTTTTTTAGGATATTGAGGTACTGCTGCTATTCTAAACCTTTGTACACTTTGTGGATAATAAACTCCATCATTATTATATGAAGATATAAATGCTTCTGGTTGGTATAATGTTTGCATTTGGGATGATGTACCATAGAAAAAGTCATCAAATTTTATTTCTAATGTTGGTGGATAAATTGTATTAGTATCTACAGAATAAAATTTAAAAGTTGATGCTTGTGATTGTGAAGGAATTAATTCAACTGATGAGGTTTGTTTTATTATAAACCCTTCATTAGGTATGTCTCCACCTAATTCATTAGATTGACTAAACCAAACATCTACAGCAAAAGTTACATCTACATCTAAATCTATAGAATCAGCATAAGTAAAAGTTTGAGAAGAAGTTATTATTTTAGCAGTAGAAGATCCAGTATGCCATGTTCCTCCTCCAACTGATGTTCCTTGATTTTGGGAATAAGATCCAGTAGTTCTAATATTAAATGTTCCATTAGTCCAATTAATACCTGTTTTTCTTTCTCCCCAATTACATCCATCTTGTGTAACAGGTGAATTTCCAAATCTTCCTGTTCCCATATCCCAACTTTGAGAAATAGGATAAACCTTTAAATATGATGTTGAATTTAAATTTGTAACTACAGCAGCATAGTTTTTTAAATTAGCTCCCCATTTTCTTTTTTTAAAATCAACACTACTTAAAGTTATTGAGCCTGTAGTTTGGGAAACTCTACCATTAGTTGAAAAAGATTGGGATAAATTTGTTGTTAATAATATATCACCTGCTTTGTAATTTTTTCCTCTATTAGTAAGTATAATACTTGATATAGTATTTCCAGCTGTTGTTATATTTCCATATGCTCCAACTCCATTTCCCGTAGAACTAGTAAAAGGTACATTTAAATAAGTTCTATTAACTAAATCTGTTGGATTTTCAGTAATAGGAGATGCTAATGCATTATCTAATGTTAAATAACTTATACCTGATCCTGATATATAACTAGTATATGCACTGTTTATTTCATTTTGTGAAAATTTTATTAAATATCTACTAGTTTGTGCTGAATCATCTAATAAATAGGTAGATGCTTCTAATATCTCATCTAACCCTGTATTCATATTAGTATTTTGAGTATATAAGGTAGCGTCTTTTTCTGGAAATAATTTATAAATTGCCATTTAATTATATATTAAAGTTTTTTAAATCATTAAGTTTAGGTTTAACATTTTCAGGAACAATACTTTCATCTATACTATCAGGTATGCCTCCTTCTGCCGGTTGTTGGTCTGTGGATATGCCAACAACTTTTTCAATATCTAAATTTGGATCTGATAATACCTCTAAATAAGTTCTATCAGGTGTATATTGTTGTAATGTCATTGTTTCTAATGTTCCCCCATCTTCAGAATTTATAGTAGTATCTATAAATTTTGCTCTTGTAGGGTATCTTAAAACTTTATAATCTCCCCCATCTATAAAAGATGACTTTTCCCCATTAGCTGCAGATGTTCTATTAGGTCCTCCACTTCCCCCTTGTTTTACACCAGCTGCAGCATCTTCAACATCTAATGCTGATATTTTAGTAGATTGAACTAAATCGTTAGTTGAGATATTAGCTCTAACTACTCCTTCATTAGTAGTATAATATGCATTATCAGCATTATATCTTTGAATAAAGCCAGATGATGGGTTGTTAGTTATTCCTCCATCTATAGGAGTACCATCTACAGGTTGTGATTCTTTTTGGTTGTTATATATTTCTAATAAACTTTTCATATTTTTATTTTTATAGTGGGACTACTCTTCCTACAATATCAGATGAAGGAAATTTTAATTCAAAAATCATAGGGTCAACTGATGGGTATACAATACCATTATTAGTTGCTGCTGCTATATCATATGAATAATCACTATATCCTTTACTTGTTCCTGCTACATTTTTAATAAGTACATTAGTTACAGTTTGTACCCCTTCTACTTTATCAATTAATATACTTAAACTTTTTAATAAAATAGGTTGATTAATATTCCAATTATCTATATTAAAATATTCTGTTAAGGTATTTATACAGTTTAAAATTACTTCATTATTATTAAAATTAGGTAGTACTATTATATCAAATTCACAAGTTATATTAATAATATAAGCATCTTTAATTTTTATAGAATCATTTATCATTCTATATTCAGATAAATAAGTCTTTAAGTTTTGTTTTAGAGTTGAAGAAGCTGTTCTTAATGTTTTATTTGAATTATAAGATAAAACATACATATCCAATATTGTAGGTAATTCACCTATACCATATTCTGCTACTTTAGTAGGTTGAATATATGATTTTGCTATAGTACCTATATTTGAAGGCATACTTAATGATCTAATTAAATAATCTTGCTGAGTAACTGTTCTTAATTGGTTTTGAAAATTACCTAAAGCATTTTGTCTAATTTCTTCAACTGTATCTGCACCTTGTCCTCCATCAGCTGCTAATATATTATTTGTTGCTAAGGAATCAAATATAATATTAGCTAGTGGAGTATTTGAAAGGTTTGGATTTTTAAATACTACCCCAGTATTATTAAAATTAGTTAATGTTCCAGAGTCAACATTAGCAGACAATCCTCCTCCTGTTAAATATCTTATAGTTAAAGTTGTATTAGCAGGAGCAATACCATAAGTATCAGTAAACATAAAATTTAAGGGAGAATAAGCTGCTGTTAATTTATCTTTTGAAAAAGCTAATCCTGTACCTACATTATCTGGGTTTGGAACTAAATCTTCATCATTATCACTTACAGTTCCTGCTCCAAAACCTAATTGAAGAGTAGTAGAATTTAAAAATCGTGTTGTAAATCTTCTTTGAACTTGTTTTAAATTTAATAAATTAGGAGCGTCATCTTGAATTGCATTTGGATCTGTATATGAGGCGTTTATTTTTGTAGTAAATACAGTATCTTGAGCTAAATTTAATACCTCATGCCATTGGTTCCCATCACTATCAAAACAATCTAATACATTAATAATACTAGAAGCATTTATATTTACTGTAGGATATTTAGAAGGAGCATTAAATATACTTTGTATTGAATTAACAGTTCCTGATATTGCCTTTCTTGTTTTCTTCAATAAAAACCTTTGGGGCGTATTAGCTGATAAAGAATAAATAGAAACATCTGTTGGGTCTTGAGAGGATGAAACTGAGAAGTCACAGACATCTTCTGTTATAAAGTTTACACTAGCATTTTCATTAGAAGTTAATTGAAAACCACTTGGAATTATTAAAGCATAATCAAAATCAGGTACAGATGCTCCATTAATATCAATTTTATTAGGTAATAATTGATAAATAGCAATATCTACAGTTGCAGCAGTTGTAACTTTAGGTTTAGAACCTAACATATAAGCTAAATCAAATAAATTTTGTTCTTGTCTAGCATATTGTATAAAAGTTTCTTGTATTTGGTTATCTAAATAAAATGATAAAACATCCCCAACATAAGAGGCCATTTCAATAAATAACATTCCTGTTGAATCAGAAGAAAAATCATTATAAGTATTAGGAAAGTATGTTTGTGAATAGTTTATAAGAGAATTTCTAAAACTATTAAAGTCTCTTTCAGTATATGCTATATTTCTATTTAAATTTGCCATTATTGTATTGCTATATTTATTTCATCTTCTACTCCTATGTTACTAATTATATAATTTATAAATAAATTTATTGTATTTCTATCTGGTTGGTTATCAAAATTTATATTTTGTATAGTTATTTCCGGGAATTGTAAGGTAACATTATCTTTAATTCTTGTTGTTATAGCACTATTAGTTCCATCATTAATTCCTTCCCCTATAAAATCTCTTAAATTTGCACCAAAAAGAGGTCTCATAACTCTTTCACCTTTATTAGTTAATAACCAATTAATTAAATTAGTTCTTATTACTTCTTTGGTTGTAAAAGTTGGGTTAAATACAGCTCTTCCTGATAAGGGCAAACTAAAGCCTAAGGCAGCACTACCACTACTAACTGTTGGAAAAACATTACTTACAATTTGAGCCATTATTTACTATTCATTAAATTTATTATTTGATCCATACCTACATTTCCATCGGGTAATGTACCATTAGCTACATCCATTCCTGGGTTAGGTCTAAAAGTTTGAGCATTATTGGTATTAAATCCTGCTGCTGTTTCACCTAAAATGTTTTTATAAGCATCTCTTTTTTCTTGAGAAGACATTACAGGGGTAGTGGGTGATGGAGATGTTATAGAAGGATTATAAGACTCCATTACTGGGGTTTGAGTTACTACTTTTGGTGTTTTTACAGCTTCTAAAAGTATATCTTTTAATTCTTCTTGTATTACTTCTCTAACAGTTTCTTTTAGTACTTTTTTTAATTCTGTTAATTTCATCTTTAATTTTATTATAAATATTAATAATTTATGTTTTTATATCAATTATGACCCAGTAGGTGCGGGTAAATTATTTTTACCAAATTCAAAATACCATGGGTCCGTTTGATCTATAAATTGATTTGGATCCTTATCATCTATTGAACCAGGGCTAGTATTAGGGAATTTAAGATACCAAAAAGGTAGTTCTGATGTTGTAAGCGCATTTGCATTATACCACTCTACTCCTAATGCTTCTCTTAATTTTAGAAATAATTGAGTTTTAACAAAAGAAAGGAAGTTTCCATTTACACCCCAATCATATGACATGGCAGAGTTATTTGGATCGTAATTAATTACTGGTTTTCCATCAAATATTGCTTCCTCTGGGTATGAACCTGGTACTGAATTACTAATAAACCATAGAGTCCAAATTTCATTAATTTCCCATTCCCATAACATTTTAACTTCCTCAAATGAAATAGGTGAAGTTCCATCCCCAGTAATTGCAAATCCACTAATATTAGGCATATTATATCCTATTTCTCTACTAAGAAAATATTCTGATAAAGGATCATTAAATGAAATTTCTGGATTTTGTGAGCTTAAGTAATTAGCTTCTTCAAATATAGCTTGCATCAAACGTCTTCTTTTTGTTATTTCAGGTCTTAAACTTTCAAAAGATCCTAAGTTATCGTTATTTCTTATACCAGTCTGACTTAACCTAAAAGAATATGGGTATAATTTTGTTGCATTAATAAATAAATTATCACCATCATTTTCCCAAGTTTTCTTTGTAGGATTAAAAGCACCACCAAAATTATTAGCTTTCTTTTCTAAATCACTACCTTTTTTTCTTAACTGGCTTATGTATCCTTTAATTTTTATTTCATCTGTAACTCCTCCTAAAAATAACTTTTTAATAGTTGAGTCTAATACCCTATCTCCTTCTTTCCATTCATACCCTTCATTAACTACGGCTTGTTCTAAAACAGTTCTAGAATTATTAAATGCTTCCCTAACTAATGTATCGTAATACCCTTTATTTGGCCCCTTGTTTTGTGATAATTCCCAAGCCATTTCATATAATTCATTTGCTTCTTCTTCATTAGCCCCATAAATAGACATTAATACAACAATTTGTCCTGCTTTATATATAGCTTTTAAGGGATCTTCAGCTGGTGGAGGTGGTGGAAAGATTAAATCTTTAGTATCAATTAACCATTTCATTTCATTAACTAAAACTAAATTTGATGAAGAAAAAGACTCATCACCGTACAACATTTCAACTGCTACCCCTTCTTTATAATATTCTCCATCTAGAACTGATTCTTTATTTTGTGCTGTAATTTGTTTTTTGTTAAAAGAAAATTCAGAAGAAATAAGCTGTTTTCTTAAATAATAATCACCATATAATAATCCAGGGGGTTCACTTAATGCTTTTTCTAATTCTGCATTTGTTAATACTTCAATGAAGTTTTCTTCTTCAACTAAATCATCAATATCATCAAAATCTTCCTGTGTAATGTTAGGATCTTCTTCTAAACATTTATTTAAAACTTCATCTAATTTTTTTAATTTTGTAAATACAGTTCCAACATCTTTTTCAATTATATTTAAAGCTTCGGGAATTGTATCTAAGGATGCTTTTTCTTTATCTATTAAAGTTCCTAAATTATCTAAAGCATCAGAAAAGTTATTAAATATATTTAAAGGCAATCCTACACCAGGAGGAACTGCTGAAGGTGCTGGTAGTTGTTTTATTACAGTTTTTCCAGTATTTAAAGCTTCAGCTGCTACTTCAGAACCTTTTGCTACTTTATTTAAAGTAGCTATTTTTTGTTCTATTTGTTCTAAAGCTCCATTAATGTCGTTTTTTTGAGCTATTAATATTCTTAACTCTTGAGTTGTGGGGCAACCTTCTTTAAATTTATCTATTAATACATCTAAAGATTTATTAAATTGAAATGTTGTTCTAGTTATACTAGTTACAATTTTTGATATAAAATCTGCTAAGGCCATTATAAAGTTCTTGTTGTTTTTGATTTATACCTTTCAATTGAAGTTAACATAGTTTGTGCTTGTAGTCCTACTTTAGTTGCTGTTTGAGCAACAGCAATATTAGGAGTATAAGGTACAGGTGTACCTACAGTTCCTAAAGCTGTAGTTAAAGATACCATGTTAGTTAATAAAGATTTAAAATCATCTAAAAATTTATCTCCTAATATTAAAGGTTCAGTATTGCTTTCTTCTTTATCCCCCAACATTATTTTAGTTCCTACTTTAACAACAAAATTAGAAGTAGTATCAAAATTAAAGCCTTTTTGTGCTCCAAATGAAATTGTTCTTGCAGAACTAAGTAAAATGTGATCATTTTTAGAATTGAATAATAAACGACCTGAGTTGATAATAACTTGAGAACCATTATATAAGCTAGGTGAGCTAGGGACTTCACCAAATGCAGGTGTATATGAACTATAATCAGTATTAGCTGCTCCTATTGGTATTTTTTGATTAGATGTTAAATAAATTGAAGATTTATCTGTATTAATATTTTCTACTTGAGGAATCCAAGAATCATTTTCGGTTTCGGATTGACCATTTTTTATAGTAATAATAGGTTCACCATTAACTCCACTATCTGACCAAGGATTAGGAGGTGTACTATCATTAACAGTACTTCCAAACCTTATAGTATTACCCCATCTTCCTTCTATTAAAACATCACCTTCAAAAGGTTGTAAATTTCTTATTCCTGCTCTTTCTTTAAAAGTAAAACCAAAATTAATATTTTCTGTATTAGCATCTGATGATATTTCAACCCCAGCTTCAGTTTTGGAATAATTTTGATCCTGAGTAGGTTTAGTAGCAAGAGAATTTGGAGAAGCATTATGGTGTATACTATTCCATATATTAATACTTTGAAAATAATAATATGCTTTACCAGTAGAAGGATTTGTTTGGGTAGTGGCATTAGGTAATGAAATTATATAAACTATTTCATTTACTAAGGGTAAAAATGTTATATTAGAATATAGGGGACTAGCAAAGCTTAAAGTAGATAAAGACTTTCCTGATGGGTTGGATAGTTCTTCAAATAAAATACCACCTATACTACTATATTCTCCATATTCTTTCCAATTAATGGGATAATCTTTTCCATTTAAAGAAACAAATTTAACTCTTACAGGTATTATTTCTGGTCCTTTTGAAGATTGTAAATTTAAAGGTTTTAAAGAATTTAACCCTGTAGGTGTTCTAGCCATTTTTATTTTCTTTATTAATCCTCTCTAATTTATCCATTTCTGCCATTAATTCAGCTTTTTCTTCTTCTGAAATTCCAAATTCGCCTTCATCATTAGTATTATTAACTGCTCTTTGAATAATAGTAGCCATTTTTATTAATTGTTCATCGTTTTTTACTCCAATTTCTAAATATTCTTTTATTAAAGGTACTATTAAAGTAGCATCACCTATTTCCTGGATTAATGGTTTTAATTCACTTATTAAAGATGTAATCTGTTGTTTTTTAGTAGTTTGATTTTCATATATTTCATGTAAGATATCCGAAAATTTTTTATCACCAAATACTATTGAATCTAATTGTCCCATAATTTTTGATTATAAATATTAGAAAATTAAATTTTTAAGATGGAAAATATCCTGCTTCAGAATATACTATATATTTTTCCTTAAATACTTTATATAATTTATTAGCTATTTTAGTTATTTTAGGAGTTTTAACATCAATCATTTCTCTTATGTAGATATAAAGTGCTTTTTTATTAAATACATCAATAGCATCTCTTTTTCTAAATAATTCTAGAATGCAATCAGCTATTTGAGCATCATATTCTTTAGGAAAATAATTAAAAATATATTTAGTCATATGTTTTACATATAAATCAACAAAAATAGATAATCTATCTCCTTCTTTATACCCTTGAGTATATAGTTCATCTCCAAAGTTACTGTCTGATTCTACAAACTTTTGTGAAGATTGTTCTAACTTAGTATTTAATATAAAAAATGAATTATCTCCAATATCTAAATTTTGATGTTTAGATATATCTCCTATATCAATAGATTCTATTTTTTTCTTATAATTTTTTTGATTATATACTATTAACCATCTTTTTACAATAGTACCAAAATAAGAATAAGCTTTAGCACCTTTTGAAGGATCAAAAAGATGAATTTTATCTAAAAGAAATACCATAATTTCATGTTGAAGATCTTCTAGATTTTCAACCCCATCAGTATAATAAAATTTAAAGGTATGAATTATATTTTCAGTTAATTTGTAAAAAGGATAATGTATTTCTTTAGAGTATATATCACTTTTAAACTTTTTATCTTTACTTAAATTATACTGAACAATAGCATCTTCTGTTTCTTGAGTAAAATAATTTCTTTTCTGTCTTTTTTTCTTAGCGGCATTTATTATATTATCCATTTATCACAATTATAAGTCTTTAATTTTAAATCCATTTAGTAAATCTTGTATTGTCATAACTGTTTTAAAGAAAAAACCTATTTCATCATCACTCTTAAACCTTCCTTGAGCATCTAATTTTTTTAATCTTGCATCTGATACTTCTATTGCTTTTGATATTTTGTTTAAATATTTCATATATTCAACTAGAATATCTTCTTGTTGTTCGTTTTTTTTCATTAGATTAAAAACTGCAAACCCTAATACTATTGATAATGCTGATAAAATTGATATTAATATTATTTCCATATTATAAATTATTTAGCATATTTTTTAATCCTGGACTTGATAAATTACCAAGTGCCTTTGATTTAGTTGATTTATTTGATTTTATTGAAAAATTATCTTTTTTTGGAGGGGTAGGGTTTTTAAATTTAGGTAACCACTCTATTTCGAATTCAATTCTAGCAGCCATCATATCTGCTTGGTGTAATATAAAAGGTAAAGATGTACGTGGTTTTTGTTCTGGCATCCATCCTTTTAAATATTTATCATTTGCTGAGTCGTATAAACCATCATGTGTTTGGATAGCTAACATTTCATTAAATGTATATTTAATATTATTATCTTGAAGTAAAAATAATCCCCTATCTGGGACTGCAGAAAATGCTAATTTTTTATTAAACATATAATCCTCACCTAATTTATCTTTTCTCCATTTATCAGTTTGAGGAATATATGCTTCATGATCAGCATCACCCATTTTTCCTAAATCATGATTAATAGCTGAAAATACTAATTCTTCAGTTGTAAATGTATCCATATCGCATCCAAAAGATTTCCAAACATCTGATATTGATAAAGCAGCATGAACTACTCTATTAACATGATCAACATATCCACCTGGAAATGCTGAATGGTATTCTTTTTTATGGGCTGCTGGCATAAGCATAATGCGTTCTGCATATGTTTCATAAAATTTAGCTAATTGTTCTTTACGAGGTGATGAAATATAAGTATTAATATTACTCATAAAATCTACCCAATTAGATTGTATTTTTTCTGCTGTTAATTTCATAACTTTTATTTTAATTACATTGTATCTTGTTCACGATCCAAAAAAGATTTTGTCTCTTGAATTATATTTTTACATTCACTAATTACATCTTTAAATTCTTGAATGTTAGCGCTAGGTCTACTTAAAATAAACTTTAGAGTTTGCAATTTTCCCTCTAGTTTATCCATTAATCTTATGCATGTTGTTTTATTTCTCATGATTGTTTTATTTATGGGTATAGGTACATATTATACTTTATATCTTTAATCTCTTTATTATTTATCCTTTATATTAACATATGTACCTTAATACCTAATATTAATTTATATCCAAGATATATAAAATTATTGGGGAATCCAAGTTATTTTGAAAAATAATTTAAGATTTTTTGAAGATGCGCACACTTTTCATATTCTTCGGTTTCTATAAAAAAATTAATTCCTAATTTTAGGGATGTATCTAAATATTCATCTGCATAAGTATTTATTCCTTTTTTATGTTCTTCTTTTGATAAATCAATCTTTTTTATATAAGCCCATGCTTTATTATATGTAACAAACTCCCCAGCTTCTTTTACATCATTTAAATCTAAATCTTTATTAGATTTTTGAAAGAATTTTATTATTTTTTTATTAAAACTTACATGATTTAATATTAATTTTTTATACATTCCAACCCAATAAATGGGAGTATTTTTAAAATCAATATGGATATTGCTATTATCAATTCCATCTAAATCATCATTAGAACTAAATAAGTGAAAAATATTATCTAAATTTATCATATAGTATAAATATAATAATTTTACATAAAAAATCCAAATTATCCCTAAAGGGATCCACCACCACCGGGCTTTAACGACTTGCCCTATTTGCCGTTTAGCTAGGGTGCTTTATTAAGCAGCCATCGCTAGTTCAACTTGTTCGCCAGTTATGCGTTGATCTTCATTATACCCTTATCTTTATGTCAAATACCTGTACATCCCCGTATTTTATTGTATATATTTAGTGGAGATGGTGGGAATCGAACCCACGTCCAAAAAGTAGCTAATATAACTATAAACGATCAAATATAAATATTATATATCCCAATCCTCCTCAGCAATTTGTAATGCTAAAAGAGGAGACATATTCCCATCTGATTTAGACATTGTTGTTAAGGCATAATAAACTACTTCTACTATTTTTCCTTGAGAACCTACTCTATCTAGGATATTAGCAATTTTTATTATTTCATCACTGCCTACTTTATCTAAAAACTCTTTTTGAAATTTATCCATTTTATTATTTATTAATTATTATCTTGCCAAATCAGCATCAAAAAAGAACATTTGCCATAATCTACCGGTTTCTATACTATGACCAAAGTACCCCATTGAACTATGAATAGATTGTCCATCAAAAATTACCATCCTATTATAAACATTTCCAAATGTATCAACATCCTCATATAAGGTTCCATCTACAAAAGTTTCTTGTTGGGGAAAATAATCAAATATATTATCACTTTGAGATGTGTGGTATATTTTAGATTTTTTATTTGCAACAACTTTAGTACCTGTTTCAAAGGGTGCATTTGGTGTAAGAAATATCATAGCAGCCCATTGTTGAGAATCTGCATGGTAAACTAAAGGTGGAACATTTCCACTACAAAATCCACTTTGGAATACCCCACAAATAGAATAAATATCAGTCCAATTAGTAATATTACAACCCATTGTTTCTTCAATTTTTTCCTTAACTCCATCAAATACAAATTGTTTTCTAGTTCTCCAACCAACCCCCCCATGACCCTTATCCCAATACATTTGTTCTAATGCATATTGCCTAACAGCATCAGGATCTTCATAAAAATTATCAATTATCCATGCTCTTTTATTTGCTTTTTTATTTACTTTAAATTTATTAGTTGTAATTACTCCCCAATCGGAATTATTATCTGAGTCTTTAAATTTAATTTTTTTCATTTTTGTTTTTATTAAATTAATTTTATACTTTTTAAAATCCTAAATATTTATTTCTTATATAATCTAAATCCCATGAAGTGTAAGAATTAGAATATTCTTTATTATCAAAAGGATGTTTACAAGGAGATAATTCTCTCCAATTTTTTCCCCACTTTTTAGTTAAGTACTCATAATTTTTCTTATCAACTCTATCTAATTTTTCTTTCATTTGAGGTTCTTCCTTAGATGTTTGTTGACCATTTTTTTCATAATTAACACAATCAGCAATTTCTTCTCCATGTAAATAAGTATTATTAAATCCTAAACATTTTTTTGGGTCTAAATTTAAAACTCTTATTATATAATCTGTATCTTCTCCATAAGCAGGATATAAATTTTCATCAAATAATCCTACAATTCTCACCCCCATTTCAGTTATAGCAAATAAATCATATGTACCTACATTATTTTCACCAGCTCTAGGGTGAATCATACTTATCTCCTTATCTTGGGCCATATCTGAAAATTCTTTTAATAAACCCGGTGAAAAAGCAACATCATGGTTAGAAATTATCCAATAGGGTTCCATTAAAAAAGATTTAATAATCAAATTCCAAGCTGCTGGGACTCCTAAATTAGAAGGTAAGTGTGTTATATGTATATTTTTAATAAATTTATTAGATATATTCTTTAATTTATCTAATTCTTCATCAATTTCTCCTCTTCCATTATTATTAATTATAAACAAATTATCCACAGGATAATCAATTGATAACATTAATCTTTTTACCCAATGAACTCCATTTACTACTGGTACCCCAATAACAGGTATACTTTTCTTCTTTACCATCTCTTTTATCTTTAGTTTTATTCTTTGACTAAATGTGAAATCCCCATATTTTCAATGGTTTCTTTTATTAATATTTTATACCTTTCATTTAAATTGTTATTAGGATTATTTGCTAATTCCAAAAATAACTCCTTACTTTCTTGTGTTTTTCCTATATACCACCCTGCAATAGCCTTATAATATAAAAATGCAAAATATCCATCATACCTATTATAATACTCAAAATCTTTATTACTTAATATATTAGAAATTCCTATACAAGCATATGAATACATGGTTAAATATTTTTCTTCTGAAGAAGGAATTCTATGTCCACAAAATTCTAACCATAAACACATAGCATTATAAGCTTCAGGTCTATGTGGAGAATGTGATATTGCTTGAAGTATTTGTCCTCTTTCAAATACAGGTCTACCCCCTACTTTAGCCATACAATCCCAAGAACATAATAAACTTTCGTAAACTAAATCATCATTTTCAGACAATTCAGCACTTCTTAAATAATAAGATATAGCTGAAGCGTATTGTTCTATATCAAAATAACTATTTGCTAATTCAAAATTACATCTATCTTTCCTAGGATTAAGGATATATTTATTTAATTTATTTTCTAATTTATAATTTCTCATATTCAATTTTTTCTAATATTATTTTAGGCATTTTAAGTACATACGCAGCATTATCTTGAAAGCCAAAGGTAATTAATAAATCATCACCAACTTCAGCTAACCCACAATTAAATTCTATCATAGCATCCATAAATTTAAATTGTTTAGATATTTTAACTATATTCCAATCTTTATCATAAAAAACAAATCTATGATAATAATGAGCATCTTTTTCATTTCCAACAGGATGCCATGGAAAAAAACATTCATGAGTAATACATAATCTATATTCCCCAAATGGTATTACTTGTGACCCTCCTCTTAAATCACAACCTGATAGTTTTTTAGCAATTTTTTCACTAGGATCTTTTTTTACAATTACTTCACAATTTTTATTTTTACAATCAACTTTAACTAATTCTACAGGATCAGCATGTCTAAGAAAATGATAAGGCATATCTAAAACAGGCATCCAATTTTTTTCAAGATATCCATCCTTTTCAGGAACTTCTATTCTATCTCTTGTAACTTCAACAAATCCTTCATTACCTAATATAACTTCACACATTTCCATTCTTCCCGTCCCAATTTTATCAATATCTCTCCTTACACCACAAGTATATAATTTATTGTCCCATCTAAATATTCTCACATCTTCTTGTCCTATAAAATCCCAAAGTGGAGGTTTATCATGTTTAGTAGTATCAATTTTACTTGATCGACTTATATTTAAATCATTATCTAAATGACATAAATAATTAGTTGTTTCTAAAAATGCAAATTCTTCAGGATTCATGTATTGCATACACCCCCACATTCCCCAATATTTTTGGTTAAATTCAACATGGTGCATAACATATCCTACATGCCTTATATTAACTAATAATCCTTCATTTTCATCATTATAAATAGTAGCATTACACAGTCCCGTTCCTCCTGTAAATTTACCTGGAATTATTAAAGGTTTTATACTACCCCCATGCTCTAAGGACAGTTTAACTAAATTATTTTCTTCTGGATATAGATTTTCCCAACTCATATATTTGTTTTTTTATTTATTTTGCATTACTATGTGACATTCATATTATATATATTATACAACGCATAAAAACCGCAAAAAAACGCGGTTATATGCGCATATATTAATTTATTAACAAGCAAATTCTAAAGCTTTTGCAAACATGTTTCTATTTAAATTAATATCTTGTTTGAAATTCTTAATTATACGAGCTTGTCTTTGTTTTCCTGATTTAGTATTGTAATAAAAATTACCATTAATAATATTTTCTTGTACTCTATTAAATACTTCCCATAATCCATTACCTCTATCTTCATTACGTTGAGATTCTAATACATTAGTAATTGCAACATCATTGAATGTATTATCTGTTCCTTCAACTCTAATATCAAGTAATGATTTTGCTAATTCTAATACTTGTTCTCCTTCTAATTCAACGGATTTCATCTTATTCATAGATTCAACAGTTAATGGTAATTTTTCTACCATTTCTTTAATCATTGACTGTAGATCCTCAAATGTATAACCCATATGACGCATTTTTACATCTTCAAATTCTGTATCTGCAATAACTAAACCATTTTCACAAATCATTCTAAATAGTCCTGCTGTAAATGTAAAAGCATTTTTACCATCATGAGAGTTTGTTAATAATATTTGTGGAAAAACAGTATCTCCATCTTCCCCATTAATAACAATATCATTATTTCTAAATACTAGTAAGTGTTTTTGGAATCCTTTTGTTGATTTAGTTCTAGCTTTAACTTCTTTTGCATCAACAACTCCCCAACCTAATTCTTCCATATCATTAATAACTTCTTCTGTTGGAATATGAGTATATTTATCTGATACCTCATCTGAAGGATTCATTGTAAATACTGAAGGAGCTACTTTACTAATTTCTTCCTTACTCATAAATTTTGCTGATTGTAAATTTTCTATATTGATCATAACTTTTATTTTTTTTAATTAGTTTTTATTCGTTTTGCATCTATTTATACCGTAAATATACGAAAGCTCTCTCGGGTATCCAAGCTTCCTGCGCATTACTTTTAAATTATTTACTCAATAATGAAGGTGAAACAGTAAGTAATGAATTATTATCTCTATCTCTAACTTTAATATTTTTATTATTAATTTTTAAGATTTCAAATGTTCTAGTATTAGCTATCTTTTTATGGTTGATAAATACTACATCACCAACTGCAAAATCAGATGCTGATAATTTAGGAAGGGCTTTACCTACTCTAGCTGTCATTTTAGATCTTAATTCATTAGCATTAAATGAAATTGTACCTAATGAAATAGCTACCCCAAAATCTTTTTCTAGTTGTTCAACTGCTTTTTGAAATTCATCTCTAAATTCTACTACTTTTTGTTTGTTAATCATAACCTTTATTTTTATTAGTATGTGTGCGTTTTGCACTCATTTATACCGTAAATATACGAAAGCTCTTCCGGGTATCCAAGCCTCCTGCGCATTACTTTAAGAAGTTTTTAAACTTATCTAACCTTTATAATTAACTAATATATTTCTAAACTAACATCTCCTGTAGATCTTAATAATGAAGATGATGCTATAATATTATTTGTAGGAGTAAATTTATATGATGAAGTTAAATTTGAAGAACCAGCTATAACAACACTAGATATATAAGATGAAGTTATTAAACTAATAACAGATCCACCTGTTAAATCGTAGGTTCCAATAGCATTTCCAACAGTTCCTGGATTATAGTAACCATTTGAATTTCTAACAGTTTCTACAGTAAAATATGAAGGTGTTGAATTATTTGTTTGTAATATTTTAAAATTATATAAAACTCCTGCTGACAAAGATGGAATAGGAACTCCTGCTCCACTTAAATTAGAAAATGAAGATGTTGTATTTGCAGGTAATATTGAAGCAGTTATTGGAAGAAGATAAGAAATTTGTATTTGGTTAACATCAGTACCATTAGAAGCAGTCCATTCAAATATAGTGTTAGGTTGTGATGCAGTAATACCAAGTAAATTAAAATTATTCACACCCGGAGATGTAATTTCTGCTGAGCCTGTTACAGCATCATTATATTGTACAGATCCAGAAAAAAATGCTATTTCTAAACCACCAACTCCATCATAAACTCCAAAAGCAGAAGAAGAGGGAAAATTAAAAGAATTAAAATTAACATTAGTATTTAAAGTACCAATTACAGATCCTCTTCTACTCATCCTCCCAACATTATCTGTAAGAGTAGCGGAATTCATGTCAGCTGAACCACTTTCAGTATTTAATTGAAGTGTACTTTCTGAAGGTTTTACATATTGTAAAGTTGTACTTTTTAAAGTAGTCGATAAATTCGCTATATCCCAACTTCCAGAAAATTTAACTCTTACTCTATCAGTAACAGTAGCGGGATCGAAAAGTTCTTGAAAAGAAACATTTAATAATTTATCTATAGCCATTTAAAAATTGATGAGGTTTATAATTCTATCATAAATATAGCAAGTCCTTCCTCTCTACACTACACCCAACCTAGATACGTATATATTTGCCCCATATTGAAAATTTGTTAGAAAAAAGAAATTAGGGAGACGTAAATTCATAGGAGATTACCCATATGGGGAAAGTATTATATTGATTTACATATAACCCACCGTAGGAGGTAACAATTATATGTAAGTGCATATAGGGTAATTAAATCGCTAGAGAAAACACCACCACCATAATGATTACATATATTGCTGGTGTTAAATCTACTCTATTTTCTTCTATATTCATGGTTATAAATAGTTTGGGCTGGAATATTGAATGGTAAAGTAATTGTACGTAGGTGGTACTCATATATGACTTGATGATGACGAAATTGGTCTACAAAAGTTTTCCAAGGAGATGATATGATAATTATTATTCCAGCCGCGGTGAAGAATGTAACGGTGAAGATTACATTCAACCACCGGTACCCTATATCAATATATACTCATCCGGTGGTAACTTTATAAAATCATCACTAAATTAATGTGGGAGGCGATCAATGATATAAGTATATACAATCGATGGGTTAAGGTCGTTTACGATCTATTAAGTGGTCCACATCCTTTCTACCGCGTATCCACGCCATATGGACATCCGCGCACGGTGGGTATTATTATGTAGTACGGCGGCGGTACGCCCGCNAANNGTAGGTATGTAGTAGATATAGCGGTGAGCATTGTATGTAATCCAGTTACGCATACGGTGAAGATAATAACATATAAGGTACTAACCCAGGTACACCTAGGT